TCAGATGCTAAAGCTGCAAAAGCTTCTAAACCTGAAGCCCTAGCGATCAAGACTGAAAATCGACTTGCAAGTATGACCGCTGATCAGATGCGTGATGGTGATATGGGGCCTATGGATACCGTTCCTTCTGATGCGCCAGATGTAGGTGATTTATAATAAATGCCTAAACGCAAGAAAAACTTGTACTCTTTGGCTTTGGCAAGAGAAGACCAGAACCAGCCTAATAGAGTAGATTCATACCGCGCTGAGCTGGAATGGCGTGAGGGTATGCCCTATCTCGTTTCAGCCCCTGTTAAGCTGTCAGAGGCGCCTGAGAACGCTTTACGGGCTCTTTTGCGTACGTGTCTTGATTTGCCTTATGATGGTCGGGACCCCACTTTAGTAGGAATGACTCAAGGTGAAGCTATGATGATCAATTTATCCCGGGATGCTGCGATAGGAGACCCCGGTGCTAGAGAGCTTATCCTCGATCGTCTTCTCGGAAAATCACAACAGAATATAAAATCAGTTAATCTGTCCGGAAATTTATCGGAATTCCTTGACAACGTAGCAAAAAAGACTAAAATACAATCTGTGGAAGTTCCTATTGAAGATGCCACTATTATTAACACAGATGTGGAGGACTTATAGAGAGGAGACATATGCCTAGTGGAGTATATGAGAGATCAGAAGCAGAAAAATTAAGGTTTAAGAGATTAAATATCGGAAGGAAGCAATCTCCTGAATGGCGACGGAAGGTAGCCATAGCTAGCGCTAATCGTTTTCAGTCTCCAGAAAAAGGAGAAAAATGTAGGCTCGCTAATTTAGGAAGGAAAGCCACCCCAGAAACTATAGAGAAGTTAAGAAAGAGTCACATAGGTAAGCATCTTCGTGATAAGCACCCTAATTGGAAAGGCGGAGTGAATAAGTCTCGAGGGTACCGAGGAATTTATATTGACAAAGACAAACGCACAAGAGGATTAAAATATATTCCGGAACATCGTTTAGTTATGGAAAAACAGCTAGGTCGGCAATTAGAGTCTATAGAGGTTATTCACCATATTAATGAGGTTAAAGCTGATAATCGGTTTGAGAACTTAATGTTGTTCCCGAGTCAAAAAGAACATCTCGCTTACCATAGGAAATTAAAACGTGAGTCAAATTAATAGTAGCCCCCAAGAACAGCGTCAAAAAACGTTCGAGCTTTTACAGAACGATCTTCCCACTTTCGCCAAGCACTGTCTTAAGATACGTAATAAGCAAGGGGAGATAGTCCCGTTAATATTTAATAGGGCCCAGAGGTATGCTCATCGCAGGCTTGAAGAGCAGTTAAAGACTTTAGGATTTGTACGTGCAATATTCCTTAAAGGCCGCCAGCAAGGAATGTCTACTTACATAGCGGCCAGGTACTTTCAGCGCACTCTTTTGCGGCGGGGTACTACCACTTTCATCCTTTCCCACGAAGCTAAATCTACAGGTGCTCTTTTTGACATGGTGAAACGTTACCACGACCATTTACCCGGCGGTTTGTCACCCGGTCTTGATACATCAAATAAGAACCAGTTAAAATTTACAGGGACCGAAGCTGAGTATACGGTAGGAACAGCTGGGAACGAAGACGTCGGTCGGTCAATGACTTTAAAGCAACTTCACATGAGTGAGGTGGCTTTTTATGAACATACCGACGAACTTGAAACAGGGCTTATGAACGCCGTAGCGGATATGCCGGGAACGGAAATTGTTCTTGAATCCACAGCTAACGGTCTTGGAAACATGTTTCACGAGCGGTCAATGAAGGCTTTAGCGGGTGTATCTCTAGAGCAGCTCGTATTTATCCCCTGGTTTTGGCAACAGGAATATAGGTTGAAACCTCCTGAAGGTTTTGCTCCCGGGGACAGTAAGGATTACGGGGACGAATGTCAGCTGATGGAGCTATACAATCTTGATCTGGAGCAGATATATTGGCGGCGTATGAAGATCGCGTCAACTAAAGGCGGGTTATGGAAGTTTAATCAAGAGTATCCATGCACACCTGAAGAAGCTTTTCTCATGAGTGGTGAGACCTTTTACGATAAAGCCACGCTTGTAACAGCTCAAAAATGCACTAATCGATCACCAAATGCTCCTGTTATTCTGGGTATTGACTGCGGACGGAATAATGATAGATCCGTATTCGTGCTTCGGCAAGGGCGGGCGGTTATTCATTACGAAGTCCATAAGGATTTAAGAGCCGACGGTTTAGAGCCTACTCAGCAGCTGATCGGTATCGCGGCAAGATTGATCGACCGATATGGTGTTTCAAAGTGCTTTATAGATTTTGGATACGGACACGGGTTAGTTGATGGCCTGCGTACTCTTGGATATAAGGAAGAGGTTATGGGTATCAACTTCCAGCAGCAGCCTATGGATAAGATCCGGTTCTTAAACAAACGAGCGGAGATATACGGTCTTTCTCGGGATTGGTTAGAAGAAGGCGAAGTCAGTATTCCAGACGACGCTGTGTTTCTTTTTGATATGCTTCTCACTCCAAAAGAGAAAGAGTCTCCTACTCATCGTATGTTCCTCCCAAAGAAGTCTGAAATTAAGGTGAAAGCTAAAGTGTCTCCAGATATTAATGATGCTTTTAATTTAACTTTTTCTTTTCCTGTAGCGCATGCTAAACGAGACGATTATGAGTCTACGCCTCGTCGTGGGAGAAGACGTACCGCCCCTCAACGTAGGGAAAGCTCTTTGAGCACAGTTAACCGGCTAAGACGAAAAGGTTAAATTTCTTTTGACTAATCCGTCTTTATACGTTAAAGTGAAAATAAAGGGAGACTGTGTATGGTCGCTTTATCTTTTTTCTTTTTACTTTTTCTATTATATCCAGAGTCCGCTCATGCGGATGTTATAACACCAATATTAGCTTGGTTAGGTTCTGTGGGTTCTACTGCTGGAATTGGTACCGCGGCAGTAACAGGATCTGCTGGTATAGCGGCGGCTGCTGCGTCTACTGGGGCTGTTCTTGGTGGTGCTGCTATAGTTGGTGGTGCTGCTTATGGGGCTACTAAAGTTTTTCAAGGTAAGTCTTATGAATCAAGCGCTGCAGCGGACGCGGCTAAAAAGGCTTACGAAGATGCTGAACAGAAAAGTTTGACGGAAACTGCGGATGAAGATAAAAAGGCGGCATCTCGTCGAGCGCTTTTATCGACCCCGACTTCCGGGTTTGGTCCTAACACTAATTTAGCTCGGTCTTTTTTAACATCCTTATAAGGAATTTCTATGCCAGCCAAAAAACAATCACGTATCAAGACCCTGAAGGATAGGTATAACGCGCTGCATACCGAAAAGGGGAAGTGGTTAGCCATGTACGAGTTGATAGGCGAGTACGTTTTTTGTCGTAAACAGCATTTTCAATCTTCCGCTCAGCCAGGTGAATTTCTAACCGAGAACTTATATTCTAATGTAGCACCTAATTCTAATCAGACAATGGCATCTGCAATGATCGGCAATCTTTGGCCTAACGGCGCAAGGTCTGTTCGGTTAACACGCCCCCGTAACATTCCAGATAATAAAGAGAATAAAGATTATTACGATGAGATCACGAATATTTTTACGGATATTCTTGATACTCCGGAAACCGGAACAGCTACCATGATGCAAGAGTATATGCTTGATCAAGGAGCTTTTGGGATATCCGGTGCGAAGATTAAGAAGACAGGTGATCTAACTGATCCGTTACGTATTTCAGCTATGAACGCCAAACATTTTCTTATTGATGAAGATAAAGATGGTTTCATAGACACTATTTTTGTGGATTATGAATGGGCTGCAAAGAAGATAGTAGACGAATATGGCCTTGAGAATGTTTCTATCAGGATAAAAGAAGCTCACGAGCGAAACGATATCTTAACGAAGTTCAGGATTATTCACGTTATTGAACCTCGTAAGAACGCACCTCTTATACCGAAAAGCAATAAGCAGTATCCTTTCGCGTCCACCCATTTTGAGTTTAATTCAGAGAAGATTTTACGTGAAGGTGGGTTTTTGAATATGCCTATCATCATCGCTCGGTTCTTAAAAGCGTTGGGTGAGAAGCAAGGACGATCACCTGCTATGTTCGCTATGCCGGCGATTATGAGATTGAACGTGGTTTGGGAATTGTTAATGCGGGCAGGTGAGAAGAAGTTGGATCCACCTCTTTATTTGTTAGACAACGGTTCTCTTGGTGGGGATACAATAGATACTTCTCCTCGTGGTATAACGGTATTTAATGTTTCCGGGATGGGTGAGAAAGCGCCTGTTGGGACCCTTTTTGATGTTGGGCTATTACAAGATATTTTTCCTATTGCTGAGTCTTTAACGAACGATATTACTAAAGCTTTCTTTATTGATAGGCTAATGGACCTAAATAACGAATCCAAAATGACTCTTGGTGAAGCGCAGATACGCGATCGTATAAGAGGCGAGGGTTTAAATTCTGTTTTTAAAAGACAAGAAGCTGAGTTTTTTAGCCCCTTTGTCAGCACCACTTTTAATATGTTGTTGGAAGAAGGCTTATTAGGTGTTGTTCGGGGTAGTGAAAACGAGCAACGGATCTTAGAGGCTGGGTTGGTTCCTCTATATATCCCTGCGGATGTTGTGAAAGCGATGTCTCGTGGTCAGAAGGTATACAACATAAAATATATCTCACCTGCAAGCCGCATCATGCGGACTGAAGAGCTACAGGGAGTTGTTCAGGCTTTGGATATTACTATTGGTGCGGCTCCTTCCTTTCCTGAAATGGCAGATAACTATGATCCTGATAAGTTGGTGAAGAAGCTGAATGAGCTTTCCGGTGTAGATGAAGAAATATTACGTGATACTAAAACCATAAAGACGTTACGAGCAGCCAGGGCAGAAATGCAAAAACAACAGATGCAGATTGAACAGGCACAAGTTGGTGCAGATGTTGGAATGAAGGTAGCCCAGGCTCAGAGTATGCGTCAAGGAGCGATCAGTGGAAGACCTAAAGGATAAGAAAGAAAGAAAAGTAGAGCTAAATAAGGAAATTACGGAGGCGTTAAATGAGATAGCAGATACGAAAGCAGGCGTAGTAGTCTTAAAATGGCTAAAGCATCGTTGTTTTTATGAGCGTAGCACCATCGTTGGAAACCCTATCACATACGAAATTAATCAATTAGGATCTATATCCCATGAGATATTACGTCGGCTCTATTTGGATATAAGACGATATATTAAACCATACCTAAGAAAAAGAATAGAACAATAAGGAGGCGATATGCCAGAAGATCCAGAGTTAGACCAAGACGGAAACCCAATCGTAAAAGTAGATAACAAGCTTGAGGCACCGGAATACAAACCCCCGGAGTTAAATATGGCCGAGGCTTTACCGCCTGAATATCGGGAGAAACCCTATTTTAAAGACAAATCCTTTGTTGATGTTGTAAAAGAGCATGATAATTTGCAGACTCTTTTAGGGAAGCGACCTGAGGGGATCCCTACTCCAGAATCTTCTGAAGAGGATTGGGGTAAGTTTTTGACCAGTTTACGTCCTGAAACGGCAGAGGAGTATGAGTTTCCCGAAACAGAGTTCTCAAAAGCTAAAGGCCGGAGTGAAGAGTACCTTAAATCTGTTAAGGATATCCTGTTTAATGCTGATCTAAACAAGAGACAAGCGTCTAAGATTATGGAAGGTTTTGAGTCTTTGGCGGGTAAAGCTCAGGCAGGCCAGGATACAACCACTGCTGAACAGGCTAAAGTTCGGGAAGATGAGTTTGAAGAGTTGCTTAATAAGACTTACACAGATCAAAAACAAACAGTCATTGACAGAACAAAAAAGCTTATGACGGATTCTGTGGATGCTGGTTTGAAAGATAAAGTTGTTGAGGTTTTGAAGGATATTCCAAACGATACTCTTTTTGTTTTAACCGCTGTTCTTGATGGAGTATACAAGAAGCATATCGCGGAAGATTCACCACCTGGTGATTTTGAAGGATCCAGTGGGGATGCTGTAGGTTGGCAAGCAGAAGCAGAAAAACTTATGCGAAGTGCTGCGTATAGTGATTTTCGTGTTGCTGGTCATGACGAAGCTCGTCAGAGAGTTACTGAGCTGTTTGGTAAAATAGCTGCTGCGAAAAAATAATTAAAAATAAATTGACTTTTGGTATAGTTTTGTGGTTAAATAGAAGTAGAGCGGGTAGCATCCAAAGGTGTCCGTGGTCAAGCCTACCAATGGCAACACGTCCGAAAGGTTCGGGGAGCGTACTTTAAAATTTTAAAGTCTGTTACCTTAGGAGGCGTTATGGCTGCACAAATAGAAACCGCTCAAGTGATCCAGTTTTCAGCTGCTGTTCATTTAGCCGCACAACAAATGAGAGCTCGTTTTGCTCCGTTGTTCCAGGTTAAACAACTTCTTGGAAAATCTTATGCCTATGATGGCGTTGGTTCTATTGAAGCTCAAGAGCTGACAGGTCGTTTTAATCGTGTTACCTTTTCAGATTTAAAAATCGTTCGTCGAAAGATCGGGCGTAGGAGATTTTCTCTTACCATCCCTATTGATGAAGACGACGCATCAAAAGTTCTTGTAAGCCAGGAAGCTGAATATGCTCAGGCGTGTTCTATGGCTATGGCCCGTGTATATGATCGTATCGGTGTTGAGGCTGCGTTGGCCACTGTTTCTACCGGCGAGGATATGGACACGGATGTCACGTTCGCATCTGATGGTGGACAGACAGTTACGGCCACAGCAGGTTTGACGTATGAAAAGTTATTAGAGATCATCGAGAATTTTATCGATGCCGATGTTGGTAACGATATGCTTGAGAATTTTATCTTCTGTATCACCGGTGACGAACATACTGCCTTGATGAAAGAAATTGAATTGACATCTGGGGATTACAACAGGCAGATGAACGTTGAAAAAGGCGCTATTCAGGAGGCAGCAGGCTTGAAGTTGATTAAGTTTGCGGCTAATTCAACGAGCCCGGTTATGAGTGTAAGCGGTGGGGTTCGAGATTGTATCGCTATGAGTTCCCGCGGTCTTTGTTACGCCATGCCAAAACAGTTCGAGATTAAGGTTCAGGATCGTTCTGATTTGGTACAGACAAAACAAGTTCAGGTGAATTGGACTCTTGGTGCTGTTCGTACAGAAGGTGTTCTTGTTCAAAAAGTAACGACAACTGACTAAGTTATTTCAGTTTTATTGCTTTTAAATTTTAATGATCTTTAATTAAAGGAGTCAATTATGGCGGAAGATAAATATGTAGATACCGCAAGACAAAACGGTACACCGGCTAGGGCCCACGAGTCTAGCGGTGTAAATTTAAGGTTAAGAACCATTACGTTTGAAACGTTAGTTGCAGACGACATTAACGATTACCGACGTTTGTTTACTGTCGGCGCACATGAGATTCCAGTTCGGTGTGATATCGTTAATGATGCTATTGCGGGCGCTTCGGATATCGATTTAGGTCTTTATCGTGTTGGCGTTGGTGGTGCAGTTGTTGATGATGATGCTTTAATGGACGGCATCGATATTAATGCTGGTGTTGCTTGGGGTTCCGAAACAGATGGCCTTTCAGCTCTTGCTATCGAAGAAAGAGGCATTTCGTCTTTCTTAGAAATTGCTGACGATGTGGCTACTGATGATGCTATCGG